ACGCGCTCTCGAGCATCACCAGCGCCGGCCCCAGACACTCGGTGTAGATCATGTCGCGCAGCACGCTGACCGACGACGCCGAGCCTTTCGTTTCGAGGCCGAGCAGCGGCATCAGCGGAATGTCGTACACGGCGCAGCACTCTTCGCGGGTGATCTTGCGCTGGTCGATCAGCTCGACCTCGACGGATGAGTGGCCGATCACCTTCCAGTCCAGGCCGGGTCCGAGCAGCGCCGGCCTGCCGGCGTTCTCCGGACCGGAGTAAATCTCCATCAGGTCCTGCCGGGTTTGCGCCATGATCGCGCGGCGCTGTGTCGGGTCGACGCCGAGCGCGGCGTCGCTCATCATGACCGCTGACGGCGGTCGTGCGCCGTGCGCGAAGATCGACCGCTGGTAGCGCTGCGCGGCATCCTCGATCTGCAGGGTGACGCCCAGCTGCTGCAGAGGGCTGACACCGACCGGCCCGGCGGGCGACCACCAGCGCGTGTGCAGCACCTTATCGGCGGACACGTCGCGGCGCATGCCGGCAATGTCGGCGTCGAACACGAACCCGGCGATCGCGGTGCGGTTCGGCATCACCGGCCGTACGAACCGCCAGTCGTGCGGGATGAACTCGAGCTTGCCTGAGCGGGCGGTGTCGTCAACCTCGATGACGCTGTTGCCGTGCACGAGTGTCGGGCCGAGCTGCGACTGCACCAGGTCGATCGTGGATGCGCCGATCCACGGCGTGTTGAGCGCGTCGGCGAGCGGATGGTCGCCGACCAGGAGCTTAGTGTCGTTGGACTCCTCGTCGCCGGAGCGCTTGTACGCGTTGAACGGAACACGGACAGCGCGTTTCAGCATCCACATGCAGCAGGCGGCGATCCACGGCTGCTCCATGAACAGGCGGCTGAAGCTGACGACGCGGCGGTGGCCGATCAGCGCCAGGCTGGTCGGGAAGCTCGGCCAGACGCTGCTGCCGAGGTCAAGGTCGCCGCGGCCTGGGCCGATCTCGATCGGCAGCACGCCGGTGCCGGCGTCGTCTGCGGTCGGCCACACCTGGGCGTGCCGGCCTGTCCGGGCCTGCTCGAGGCGGTTGCAGTGCTCCTCGTACTCTCGTGGTGTCAGCATCAGCCTGTCCCGCTTGATTTCAGCCCGGGCTGGAACGGCGACGGGTTGCGCGTCGGGTGCTGTGAGCCGTACGGCGACCATTCCATCACATACATCGGGTCGGAGCAGCCGTATTCGGTGGTGTTGACGTAGTCGCCGTCGTCGGACCAGTCGAAGTAGATGTTGACGCTGTCGAGGCTGGTGATCAGCGCCTGCTGCGAGCGGACGCCGCGACCGCGTCCGCCGACGACGGTCGTCCAGTCGTCGATCTGGTTGAGGATGTCGTACTGGCCGAGCGGCTGCCAGGCGATCGACGGCGCGGGTGCTGCCGGCTGCGCGTACCAGCCGCCGTTGGCCTGGACCTGTTCGAGCGTGATCGTCATGCCAGCCACTTGGTGGTCAGGTACGTCTCAAGGTCGCCGCGTTCGGTGTCGGTCAGCTTGCGGTTGTACATCAGGAACTCGGCAACGTCGATGTCGGCTGTTTCATGACCGACCGTGTCGTAGCCGGACAGGATGTAGTGGGTGCCGACACCGGCGCCGGGTGGCGTGCCACCGTACGGCCACGGCCCGCCGACATGCGTGCCGTTGACCCACATGTCACCCGGGTAGCCGCTGATCGTGTACAGCTTCCACGGCGCCGGCAGCACCGGCGTGGTCGGCCACGGCGTGCCCGCAGCCTGCCAGCCACCGTCGCCGTAGCACAGGTCGTAGCCGGACGAGTGCAGGCCGCCGACAAAGTTCGCGTCGGCGAGCACCGCACCGTAGGCGCGGCCGAAGTTCGGTCCCCACTGGCGCACGATGTAGCTGACCGTGAAGTTGATGCCGGTCAGGCCGTTCGTGTTGTAGATCGAGCCGTCGCCGATGCCCGACTGGCCCTGGCCGACGAAGCGCACGACGGGCTGGCCTTTCAACGCTGCGGCGAGCAGCGTTGGGTAGCCGCCGTTCTGCGGGATGCCGTCGTTGCCCGAGCCGGACAGGTCCGGCCAGATGGTGACCGGCGCGCCGTTTGCAAGGCCGAGCTGTGAGGCGTCAAGACGGACTGTCATGCCGGCGGTGACCGGCGGCCCGGTGCTGGGCTTCTGCCACACCTTCGTGGCGTCGAGGTAGACCGTGTCCGGCTCATGACCGGCGAACATGATCTTGTCGGACGTGTTCAGGACGGTCATCCGACGATCACGTACAGCGTGTTCGGGTTGGGCGGCGACAGCGCGTCGTATTGGGCTTGGGTCAACTGCACCCAGATGCCTTCGGGGCCTTGTGGTCCTACCGGCCCGGTGGCGCCCTGTGATCCTGCAGGTCCGGTGCCGCCTTGCGGCCCGGCGGGTCCTTGCGGGCCGACGACGGCTGGTGTGCCGGCCGGTCCGCCGGACGGCAGCAGGCTGCCGAGGTCGACGGTGCCGCCGGGTGCGGTGTGCGGGAGCGGCGCGTCGAACTCGACTGGCGGCGAGTCGTACCCGGCCATTTGCGGTGAGGGTGTGCCGCCGACCTGGATCACCCAGTGGTAGGTCGAGCCTTGCGGGTTGGTGCCCGGGTCGTCGTTGGCGTAGAAGATGGCCGGCACCGGCTGTGGCGGCGGGTCGGTCTGGGCGGCCTGGCTGTCAGGGTTGCCGACCAGCGTCCCGGTCGAGTCGAGCGTCAACACGACCGGGATAGCGGTGGCGATCTCGCCGCCGTTGGCGATCTGGCGGTCAAGCCGGGCGGTGACCGTGCCCTGCAGCGGGCTGCCGTCCGGGTTGGTCCACTTGCCGGTGACGGTGATCGGCGTGAACGGCACGTCAGGTCACGGGCGCGTTCCAGGTGGCGTCCCATGTTTTGGGTCCCACCTTGCCGTCGGCTGCGAGTCCTTTCTCGGCCTGGAACTGTGTGGCGACCGTCTTTGATTGCGGGCCGTAGACACCGTCGACGCTGATCGTCCAGCCGCGTTTCTTCATCTGCTGCTGCCACGGCCGTACGCCCTGGTCGCTGTCGTAGCCGTACCCGTGGCCGTCATGCCAGTAGCGCGTGCCGTCCGGGACGCCGAGGTAGTCGGTGTTCGGGAACGGGAACTTCGGCGCTTTGCCTGAGCTTGCGGGCGGCGCGGGAGCGGGCGGCGTCTCGCTCTGCCCGCCCCGCGCCATGTCGAGCACCTTGTCCAGCGGGAACCCGGAGCCGCAGTCCCAGTGGCCGCCGCCCCAGCTGCCGAGGTCGGCGTGCTGGCAGACGCCTTTGCCGCTGGTTTGGGCCTGTTGGGCGGTGAGCTTCGTGAGCGGCAGGCCGTACTGCTTGGCTTCTTCGGCGATCCAGGCGGCACAGTTGGCGAGCATGTTCGGGTGCTTGTTCCACTCGGCTGTTGACCATTTCGCGAACGCGCACAGCTCGGCCTGGACGGCGACAGGGTTGGCGTTGGCGGCGGTCCATGCCTTGTAGTCGCGGCGCACGTATTCGCCGACCGTGTTCTTGGTGTCGTCGATGCCGACGTGGCTGGACACGCCGGCACTGGGGGTGGCGAAGAAGTTGCCGAGCGACTGGTAGGTGGTGGCGCCTTCGGCGGTGTGCAGCACGATCATGCGGACCTTGCTGCCGCCGCGGCTTGAGTAGTTGGGTGACGGGATCGCGACGCGCTTGAGCGCCATCACTCTGCCTCCGGTTCGGCCTCCTCGGTCGCGGCGGCGTCTTCGGTGGCGCCGGGTGTGCCGTCGTCCTCGAGTGTTTCGGCGGGCTCTTCGGCCGGTTCGGCTGCCGGGTCCGGCCACATGCCGGGGTCGTGTGTTTCCTCTTCGGTCGGGACGTGCTCAGGCTCTGGCGTCTGCTCGGTCATCGCGCTCCTTTGGGCGGGTGTCAGGCACAAGGTAGCGCCGCCGGAGGCCAGCTGCCCAGAGAGGGAATACACGGCGCCTGTTTTGGGCGTGTTGGGCCATATCACGCACAAAAGCCGCCCGGAGGCGGCTCTTGTCCAGCGTTGGGTGTTCGCGGGTTATCTAGGGACGGCTGCTGCGATGTTCACGGCGCAGGATGCGCCTCAGCACGTCTGTGACGATCGGCGCCCAGATCGAGCGC